ATAAACTTGGTGACAGCAGACTGGACCTGGAAGCCCTTGTCAAGGACGAAGTTCATACCAGGCATGTCACACCCCTCCCAGCTGACCCTGGCGGTACGACTCGTACAGCGAAGGGTTCTCGGCGTACACGAGCTCGAGAGCATCCACGTACTGGAGCTTCCCGTTGGACTCGCTCAGCTTCTTGGTGACGAGGTTGTCGAGCATCATGCGCGGATCGGCATTGCCCGAGGTGGGGTTCGGTCGGCCACCACGCTCACCCAGTTCGATCAGGCCACCGTCCAGGATCTCCTTGAGGAGTCCCATGAAGGCGTTGCCCTTGTCTTCACTGAGCTGCACGGTAAGCTGTTGGGCCTTGTTCACAACAGCAGGAGCCAGAGCGAACTTCTTGCCCTCGGTCATCTGGGTGAAGCCCAGCTTGACCTCGGAAAGCCGACGAGCGGCTGCCTGCTCATCGAGCTGCTTCTGCATGATAGCCACCGTCTCGGTGAGCTGCTTCACAGTAGCAGTGTCGCTGGCCAATACGGGCTCCTTGGGAGGGGTGACCGGAGGGGTCCCCGGATCGCCCGAGCCAGGAGCGGGATCGCCAGGCGGCTGAGCCGGAGGAGTCGGCGCGGGCGGAGGAGGCGTAGCCGGATCGCCTTCGCCAGTGGACGCCGAAGCGGCCTTGGCGAGTGCAGTCTCGACATCCTCGTCCGTAGCGTCTTCCTTCAGCCCGAGCATCTGGCGAAGCTTCTTCGGATCCACTACGGGACCTCCTTCGCTTGCACGGATCACCTCATGGAGGTTGATTGGTTGAATGTCCTTGAGGAAAGGACGATTCGTGATGGCACCACCAAATAGGACGTCCTGATGGACCTCCGACGTTTGGGGATGTTCCCACTCATCCTGGAACTCAGGACTGAAGTACTGGTATTCGCCAGCCTTCAGACTCTGGTATGCAGGTTGAGTCCATTTCACACGACCCCATAGACCATCAAAGCCGCGGTCCTGGATATCTTCTATCCAGCCCGCGGCTTTGCCGTCATGTGCCTTGTGATCGTAATCAACGTCCAGCTTAATACCCCGGACGTTCTTACGGAAATTTTCTACGAACTTCTGGACCTTCTGTGGTGTGATGTTGATCTGGCCGTGGAGTACATGATTGTAACTCCCCAGAGGCATCAACTGAATCCAAGAGCTGAGGGTTGCATCATCGAACTTGATGTCACCTACATCGGTGACGTATCCGAATCGCTTATATGCTCCATTGGTTCCCATGGTCCTACCTTGATTATATAGTACCCAAACGAAGAAAGCAACGGGACATCGTGTAAATCATCAACCGCCAGAGCGATCGCGGCCGACGTTCCCATTGTTTCCAGGACTCTGAGCCTGTCCTCTCATATTGCCCGCATTACTCTGTCGACCTGTCCCAGGAACCTTCTGCATCTGGGTTACATTCTGGCCAACACCGCCATTGGCGTGGGCAGTATCAGCCCCAGCACCTCCAGGTCCAGGCCTACTATCAGGCTGACCGTCAGGGATGGTGCCCTCTTGTTGCTGCCCAACGATGATACGCGCCGTATCCGGGTCGGCCTTGGGCAGATCCAGCTCGTCGCGGACCCACTTCTCCAACTGATCGTCAGGGACGATGATGCCAGAACCGACGAAGTTACGAATCGCGAACGAAATCGTACGCCAATCGACCGTATCACCAATACGACGGACTCTCAGCTCCGGGTAATCGTCGACATCGCCCCAGTTCCACTGGACGATCTGTGGGATGCAGTACTTGTTGAAGACATCTCGCACTGTATCTGCGATGTACCGTGTAGCCTTGAGAAACAACTGCTGCTGTTCCTCTTGCGAAGTACCGCTAGGAGCGTTCAGGAATTGTCCTAGGATGTTCCTAGCGATCATAAGGTCATGGTGTTCAGCACTCTGAAGGGCATTTACCGGCTGACCTTCGAGTTTGATGAAGGAAATGTCCCACATTGGAGGCACGATGATGTGTGCCTTCTCATTCGTCCTGAGGTTTCGGCCGATCTCTTCGGCCAAATTCTTGTCAGCTGGCGTATAATTCGGAGGCAATACGATCAAAGGGATGCCAATACCATGGCGTTCCTTCTGGATTGCATCGATCTTGTAGAAGTTTTCCTTGTAATACCAGTGCTTATACGCACTTCGGAGCACTGATGTACCTGTAATATCGCCAGCTTCCATCTCATACGAGAACACGGCCAGCTTATGTACAGGGATCGGAATCTCATGCGAGTCCATCGGAGCGCGCATAAGCAGCCCATTCAGTCCACCATGAGGATCAAACTTCCACTCATAGATGTCCGTAGGGTGTCGAGGAGCGAACTTTTGCCAGATGACCATGCCATCTCGCATGGAGAACACCTTCTCGAATGCATAATGACCATAGTCAAGCATCAGAAGGATCTCTGTCAGTAGCTGACTCCAGGAGGTAGTCATCCACTTGAACAGGTTGTTCTCGATATGTTCTGCGATCTTACGATCTTTTGCCTTGTCAGAAGCAGGCTCTACATACCATCGGGCTGCGAGAACAGGAGTCTTAACCAGTCGGAGAGTTGCACGTACCTGTCCGTCACTCTTCCGCATCTTATCATAAACAGTAAGTCCCGCTTGCCCTCGAAGCTCCGGATTGTAGTCATCACGAACCATGAACCCATAGTTAGTTTGACCAGTCGTACCGAGCTCCCGGAAACTGGGTCGTGCAGGCGTCTTGTCCAGAACAGGCTGCTCAGCAGCCGTGACAACCAATGTCCCACCAGCATCTACTCCCGGAACGGGGTTGTACTTGGACACAAGCTCGTTGTACGACATCGTAACTTGCGCAAGCCGGGCCCCTGTCTCTTGCAACGACACCACAGAGCCGCTCTGTACTTCGCTCATCAGAACTCCTTGGCCATCGTGAAGATACCGGCTTCGCTCATGGCCCAATCCTTGTCGATTCCCATGAGCCCGTTGACATCAGCCACGTCAGTAAGATGGTTATTAACACCCAAGTCATAGATATGAACAAGACCATACCTAAGAGCGTCCAAAGCATGATCGTCAATGCCTTGAGCAATTTCTCTCGGGTTACGACCCGCCGTTCCTTCCTTTGCACGATAGTTGCCGAACTCCCTAATCAGGTTGGTACAAGAGGGATCCACAAACAGCTTAGGCTCGACTCGAGGAGTTCCATACTCATCGATCTCGCCTACCTGTTGAAGTCGGAGGAATCCCTTCACCCGATCTACACCTGCACGCCAGTTGACCTTAGCCTCTGGATACGCTACGCAAGGTGCGAAGTTTTGACAAACAAAAGCGACCGCCTCAGGGTCGGCCGCATCTCCATACGTGCAATCCAATCTGTATCCTGGAGGGTTATCTCTCGCCTGCAGGATCTTGAGGTGCTCCGAGAGCAGCTCGTATGACTTGTAGTGTTCGCGCCACACGTACACGTTGTCCCAGGGATCGATCTGGAACTCTACAGCAGCTAGCGGGTTGACGAAGCCCCAGTCGAAGGCTATATAATTAGGCCACGCGGGGTTGAACCGATGCTGCTTAACATGGGTGACTTCGTCGAACTCTCCGTAGATCCTGCCGACGAAGGACGAAAAGTCTGCACCGATCTCCTGCATGAACCACTCAGGAGTAGTGGTCCGCTCCAGCAGGAGGATCTCGTTATCCTGACGCCCATCGGGGAATACGACTGGGTTCTCCCAAGAAGGAAATCGCCAAGACGCGAACTCCGAGACGCTATCATCCATGCCCAGCATCCAGAGGTCATAGTACCAATTCCTTCCCTCTGGAGTAGTCGGGAAAGTTGCCCATCCACGCTTGTCGGCGAGAGCCGGCCGAATGTATCGCTCCCACGTCACTTTCGTGTGCTTGGCGGCTTCACTCATGATGGCACCTGAAAGGCCCTCACCGACAAGCGTTTCCGGGTGAGTGGCTGACCGTACCTCGAGGCGCGTACCCCAGGGGAACTCGATGTACATGTCGCCACTGCGCTTGTTGTAGGCTTTCTTAACCCGCTTATCTCGCCCCAACTGCTTGCGGATAATCAGGTCGTCCCAGACGACTCGAAATTCTTTCTCTCCCAGGTCATACGTAGGACCGACGATCCAGTAGTAGGCCTTCTCCCTTTTGAAGAGTTCAGGCTCAAGGTCCTTCC